ATTCAATGACATCCTTTTTGCAACAATAGCATTATCCCAACACTGTACAAATGATGGTATACTTTCTGTTGGTGTAGGAACAACTTCCGTTCCTGCGTTCCATGGAATTTGTTTACCAAGCATTGCAAAGATATAAGCCTTCTTAGATTGTGGCAAATAATCGTTTGCACCAATATCAAATAGAAAGGTGAAATCTTGAGCTAACTCAGTTGAGAAGTTTTTAGTAATTATTGAAGACATGTCTTTATTTATTCAAGTTTTTGGTGATATGTTGCCACAAAGGTCGAATTTGTTGTAAAATTGGTGCTAACTAAAATGGTGTTGGCATTTACAAAAGTAACTTGTTTTGTGTCATTAAACAACAAACTGATATTTGCTGTGTTGTTGGAAATACCAAAATTCGTATAGGTATAAATTGTGTTTGCGTTTATGACTTCGGTTACAGTTGATGTGTTTCCTGTAGATAACTTGATAACATCATTTGCTTGAACATCATTAATGAAGTTTGTTGATGTACCCACAATAACATTAGAAGATACACCAATATTAACCGTACCACTAATTCTACGTTCAACATTTCTCAATGTAACATAATCACCAACAGAAATGATGGATGATAGATTTGGTGATGCACCTGTAGCAACCATTCTATTCGAACCATTTGAAATATTGAATGTATTGCCTAAAGTTGTTACGGAAATTATTTTTATTGTGCTGTTTGTTCTTGCCGCATTTGCTTCATTGGCACTAACTCTATTCACAAAAGTTTTTGTTCCAACAGGATGCACAACATCATTTAAAGCCTTCTTAAACTTAACATAATCATTTTCGGTATTAATAACATATGAAAAATTATGATACTTCTTAGAATCTTGTAGTCTCTTGTCTGCACTTAATTGACCATCTTCATTCAAGTAAATACCAGGATAACGAATCAGACCATTCTCAAAACCAGCCGTGGCTTTAGCTTTTCCATCACCATAATACGATACTGTCACAACATTTGCAGAAACTGTATTGTCGTTTGATATAATTTGTGAAGCAACGTTAAATGAACCACGATAATTATAAATTCTCATGTGGTTATTTGATGAAACGTATCTATCAACAAATGCTGTCCAAGTTGTATTTGTATTAGATGTACCTTGATAAATTTTAGTGTTAGCAACAAAAATTTGACCTTCGGTAACATTTGATACAATTAAGTCAGCATTACGTAGTGAAATTTGTGGTGCAGAAATATAATCATAACCATAACTGATAACACGTAATGAAGAAATTGATCCAATTCTAGTTGTTGACAGTTCAAGTTCCTCACCATCACCAAGAATCTCTCTGGCAATTAATGAAGCTCCTGTTCCATTAGCTGTGTTGATTGTAATTAATGGTAAATGTGCAGCATCATAACCTTCACCACCACGAATATTTTCTGGTGCGTAACTGATTGTTAAGTTTGCTCTGAAACCTGAACCTGAACCAGTATTTGAGGTGAAAGGATTTAATGTTGTCGTTGGACTTGTGATGTATTTACCGGAATTAGAAACGTTAACTGAAGTAACATTGCCACTACCATTAACAGCCAGCACAGTCAATACAGCAGAAGTTCCAGTTCCACCAGTTGCAGTGAATGTATTACCAACACCGTATCCTGTTCCTGCGGTAGAAATTGTTACACCAGTCAGTGCGCCAACACTTTTCTCATTAAACTCCACAACTTTAACACCGTTGTTTGCAGCATGTACTTGAGTGATTTGAGCATTAGCACCAAGACCACGGCCACCAGTAGATGTGAATATCAAATATTCACCTACGTTATAATTTTGGCCACCATTGAGAACCTCAATACGTCCCAGAGAACCCAAAGCATCAAGATTCTTTCTCAATAGTTTGTAGACCATCAAGTTGTCAATGTTGTTTTCAAATGGAATATCTAATGTGATAGTTTCACTAGTTACTTCAGCAACTGTTCTGATTTCTTCATAACGATTCTTTACGAACAATTTAACCTTTTCACCAACTTCAAATGTGTCTGTTAAATCTTGTGAAGAATCTCTTAGTATGCGACTACCTTTAACGGCAGTACAAGATGTGATTACCAATAAATCATCACTATCTTCCAAATACATACTGTAAATATCTACCTCTGGTTTTTGTCGGTATCCACCACCTTGAGATTCAATGTCAACATATGCAATACTGTAAAGACCTAAATCTTGGTAAGTTGTGACTTGGCCAATTGTTTTTGTGTTTGAGGTGTTGTCCCACTGATTAATTGATTGTGAATATACAGTTTCAATTGTAACATCAGAAACATTAACATTTCGTGTATAGTTTTCATCAAGTAGAGAAATGAAAGCTTTGGCTTCTGAGCCTAAAAGTCCTCCAGTAAATCCACCTTTAAAGTCTATGATAGATGAGTTTGGTGCAATGGAATTGTATCTAAAACCAAAACCACCATTTCTAGTAATAATGTTTTTAACAGAACCTCTCAGAACAGTACCAACTGTCGCCAAGGCACCAACTGGATTGGCAGATTGTGGATTTAAACCACCAACAATCGTAACAGGATCACCATCATAACCTAATTCTGGATCATATCCATTGTAATACAAACCACGATTTATTGGATCAATTTTAATTTCAGATAGTGAACCAATTAATGTTGCACTAACTTGAATCTGTGTATTACCGGTAACGTGTGTTGTAACCGTTTCACCAGTACTGAACAACTTTGTAATATTTGAAATATACAATTCAACATATTCAATACCCAACTGTCGGTCAACCGATTTGATTGCTTTTTCAACAATCGCAGTTGCTTTAGATGTTTGGCCAATAATCTTTGTTTGTTCAATTTCTAAAATGTTTGGATCATTATCAGTTACACGCAAGGCCAATGGAAGAACCCACTTACCATCAGATGTTCGCAACACCTGTTCTTTTGGATAACTGATTGTTATTTCTTCATTGTACAGTACACGGAAAAGAAACTTAACCGATTCTGGTGTACCCTTTGAACGATAAAATTCACCAACAATCTTTAAGAATTTGGCTTTGTCGAGTAACAATTCTTGTGGAAAGAATGGTGCAATCTCTTTACGAATCTGTTCGATGTAAACGTTGTCGGCTAAGTCAACATCTTTGGCATCATCCAATTTTTTGGATTCCAAAACAATGTTTCCATTCTTCTCCAACCACTCATAATATCTTTTAATAAATTTTGCAAAAAGTTGATGTTCTTCCCTAATAAATTCAGGAAGTTGACTTTCTACTATACTTGATAGAATTACGTCTGACATTATTTTATTGGTACTATGTTGATAACAATTGTAGTAGAATCATTAACATCAAACGTTAATAATTTATTCTTTTCCGAATGAATCACTGATTTCGAAGGACGAATATGTACAGACAGTTCAGAAAAATCATTGGCTACAGAAATTGGGTTAAAATTATTGATGTAAACTTTACCTTGTGTGTAATCAATCTGACCCATCACACCATTGTTGTTTTGGTAATTTAAGATTGCCTTAACACTTTGATTTGACGTTTCATCTGGTTTGAAATAAGCAATACGCAATTGACCATATCTATTTTCCAATACAGATGAAGCCGTTGCCAATGTACCGCCACCACCAGTAATTACAATAGCAGCAGTCGTATAACCAACGCCTGGATTAGTTACTGTGATATAAGACAAACGACCATTGATGATTGTCGCTACTGCCTTGGCGCCTTGGCCGTCACCTAAAATGGTAATCGTTGGTGTTGATGAGTAATTAATACCTGGATTGGTAACAGTGATTGATTCAACACCAGTGTATGATGATGGAACTTCTTCAATGAAAGCCGACCTAACAATATTATTTTCGTCCAATACTGTGAAATTTGGACTCGTATAGAAGTTGTCATTTGTTGTACCACGTTGCAGTTCGACACCAAAATCTAAAATGTAATTTGAAGTTGTTAAGAGGTCTGGTCTAAACTTTTTGGCAATGAAAACTTCCAACTCGTTTGAAATAACAGAAATGTCACAGGAGTCAATTGCCGTTTTTAAAGCAGAAGACCTAAAGTAAGCATTAAAAGAATTTAAATTGCTTTCACAAAAATCTAAAATTGATGTTCTAACTTTAGTTTTTAAGGTGTTTAAATCCAATACAGTTTTTGTTGGGTCATAATATACTGTTGAAATCATTTTTAAATAATTATAGTCAACGTCAACAATCTGTGGTGTAACAGTCAACACACTAATTGGTTTTAAAACATTCTGTAAGAAGAAATCTTTTTCGGTATCAGTTATCTCAAAACCATCTTTAGGTTTGGCTGATATAAAAACTTTACCATAAACTGGTGGGTCATTTTCTTCTCCACCCCAAACGTTTACAGCCTCAAACTGTGGATACTTCTGTTGAATTAATTTGATATAGTCGTTTTTGGTAACAGCACGATTCTGTGAAATGTATTGTAGTGGTGCAGCAAATCGAATCTCATCAACAGTTTCACGTGTTCGACCACCAGCAGCAACAGTAACGGTGTTGATTGTAAATCCGGTTAAATAATTAATTGCTGCAGAGCCAGTAAAGTTTGCAGCCTTATTTGCATCTTCACCATTGCTGATTAGATAACTTAATGTCAATACACCACCATCAGGAAGTTTCTTACCAACAATGTTATCACCAAAGTAAATTTGATATTTACCGTCTTGTCCTTCTTGTAGAAAATAGGTCTTAGAATCCGAAGTCAATGAAATTGAATCATCTACAGGATTATAAACCACAGTTTCCGTGTTCGAAGAACTTTGTTGCACAGTAACACGTAATGTTGATGTGTCTACTTTAGCATCAGGTATTTCATAAATTTGTTTAGGATTACTAATTTCGGAATGATTGTATGAATATGAAAGTAACTTACCTTCAAAAATTTCAATATCATTGTACACAAAGTTTGTTCCAGTTTTCGAAACAGTGTAGTCTTGCAAAGTAATAAATGTGTAAATTTTACCTTCAACGGGACCACTGATAAATGTGTATCCACGTGGTATCGTCAAGTAATCTTCTTGAGAAGTTGAACCATTAATTGTTACATCAATCACAGCTTTAGCTGCTTTATTTGAACGTGGTGTATAACCAAGTTTCTTAGCATGAGACACAACCGAATTTCTCAATAATGCGGTATCTAAGAAACCTTCATTTGCAACCATATTCAGGTAGTACGCATTATAGTGCGTGTTGTATGCTAAAATATCCAAAAGAACACTTAAGCCAGCACCCTCAAAATCATAATCGGAGAACTCCGTTTGTTGTTTGAGGAATGTTTTTAGATTGGTCTTGATTGTATCAAAATCAAGTTCGGTTACTCTTAAACGATTTGCCATTTATCGTACTCGTTCTAGGAAAAAATTAATTGTTATGGGGTCTGTCATATTCATAATATAGAATTCCATACGAACACTGAAACCATTATTGTCAACATCAGGTATGATATCCAAAGTTTTAATCTGTGCTCTTGGCTCATAGTTCTCAACAACTTGTCTAATCTCTCTTTCCATCGATATTGCGGTAATCTTATCGAGGTTTTCAAAAAGCAAGCGTCTTACGTTAGAACCCAAATCAGGTTGAAACGGTCTTTCGTAATGGTTAGTCATCATCAGATTCTTAATTGAATTGATAACTGCCATTTCGTCTTTATGTTTATTGATATCTTTCCGTACTGGATGTATCAAAAAGTTAAGGTCCAAATCTTTATATTGTCTGGATGAAGATGAAATTACTGTGGCCATATCTTATTTATCTGTGTTACCCAACGTTATTTTTGTATTTGTCTGTACCGACCAGATTGTTTATCAAATATTTTTGTGTATTACCAACTCGTCCAAGTTGGTTGATTTTGTTATAATCTTCCAAAATATTCAATGAATTCCTGTAAAAGTTCCAATCATGCAATCTTCTGGTAGACAATAATGTATTAGCTGCCACAACATTTGCAGTTATGGTTGTGATAAGATTTGCCGATAAATTGGACACATTTGAAGATGTTGGTGTTTCTCCACCAACGACTTCGGTACGAACACTATTTCTGACTGTCACAAGGTCATTAATAATATTGTTGGCATTTGCAGTAATTTCATCGGAGATAAACAAACTAGTAAAGTTACCTAAAAGTGGAACTGTATTTGCAACATTATCTGTGGTGTGTGTCAACATCAAAATTTGTTCACCGGCACTAACTGCCTTGTTGTAGTCTGGAAAATGAATAACCACATTGGAAGTTTCAGAAACATTAGCTCTTGCTTCCGTGACACCAGAGATATTTGCTGTATGACTCAGATAGTTTCTAATTTCAATAATCAAATTTGTTAAATTGGCCTTCATCGCCGTGCCAGAACCATTGTCAAAAGTGTCAATGCTTTGAACAATTTGATTCATCGTATTAACATTGTCACTCAATCTTGCAGTGACGTTAATCATTGGATTTTTAAAGTAATCTGTTCTGACAATACTACCATTTGCCAAGTCATCTTTTTGCCATGTCTCAAGTTTAACCGGTGCTGTGTTTAGATAGTTCTTTGTATTGTCGGAAAGATTAATTGAATCTCCAAACTTACCTGTATCAAAACTAAAATTTAATCTTTCATATACGCTTGCCATAATACCTCATTACATTAATGCAAAGGGTGTACCGGTTGGTCCCTTTGACGTTGGGTGTATGTGTGAATTAAACACCATTCGCATCATTTCCATTGATCCACGAACATCAATTACTTGTCCACCAAAAACTACAGGAGCATTCACTGAAGCTCCAGCATAAATGTTTGTTGTAGCAGTAACTTGAGTTGGAATTGCAATATCTAATCCTGCAGCGACACCACCCAGTAGTGTTACAAATCCTAAAGGACCAGCTCTCATGCCTGTACCAGCATTAACTTTAGTTTGAGATGTAATCATATCAGCACTTAATGCACCAGATACGACCAAGTCACCTTGTAAGTATAGATGGTCACCCGTTGCAAGTTTCATACGACCTGTAGCTGGATCACCACAACCAACTGTCATATCACCATTCGATATTATTGAAGATGTATCAGCAACAGTCTGTGACAATTTACCACCAACTTCTAGGTAATAATCACCATCAACTTTTTCATATTTGTCACCTTTAACATGTACGATTGAATTTCCTTCTATTGTAATATTACACACACCGGAAATAATAACATTGTTGTCTTTGGCAATAATCTCATAATTATCACCGACAATCTTATTGATTCTTGTTCCATCAGATTGTATTTCAAAGAAAGTACCATTACCAGCAGTTTGTGCGCCGCCGTGTTGGAGGCGTATCCTCTCACGTCCTGGAGTATCATCCAACTCAAAACTATGACCAGATTCGGTTATAGTTGCATGGTTGTATGGGTATTTTGGCAACGTTTCATCGTTTGCCTGCGATTCGGGTTCCGTCCACGAATAATCATCAGATGATTTTGTTGCCATATTAATTAGTTGTAAATTTAGTTATATCAGTTGTAGTTGATGTTGGGTTCACACTGGATAGGTATGTATTCAACGTTTCTCCTGCAGCTGCAATATCAGTTGAACTACCTGGAGTAGTTAATGCTTGAATTACAGCAACAGGTGCCACAACAACTTTTAATCCAGCAGTATAAATTTCTCCAGCTGCTGTCTTTACATCATTGAAGGCTGCAATAGCTTCTGAAAAATCTGTTGTACCACCCAATGAAAATAATTCAGATAAACCTGAAGTCAAAGATGCAACCAATTCGGACAAACATTGTTTCAACAAAGCATACAGTTTTGAAGGCAAACCATTAATATAATCAATCATAGCTCTAACTTTTTTTGCAAAATCAACAATCACGGTTGCAAGGTCTGCCAATTCAGATATAGATTTAGCAATATTGCTTAACTCACGAGCAAGTATTTTTGCTTGTTCAATCCAATAAACCGTTTCACCACTAGGTGTGAGTCCTAAAGCTTTCAATAAAGCTTTGATGCCTTCACGAATTTTTGTCACAAGTTCCGAAAACTTTAATCTTTCCAAAGCAGCATTACGTTTCATTAATCCAGCAATGTCACAAACGTGTTGTCTGTTTTGATTTGCTTTATGTATTGTTGTTTGTTGTAATAACGTTACATCTTCCAAAGAAGTATAAGGCAATGATGGCGCACCAATTTGTTCATACACAATACCTTTTGCAGGTCTTGGTGATGTGACAATCAGTTCTGGTGTTCGTGGGTCGTTAAAACCAAGTTCGTTATTTTGTTCTTCTAATCTAATTCCGTGAATAACTCCAGTAATGACTGGAAAATCAGGATTACCATGCATAAAGTAACCATCAACAGTGTCGCCTTCTTTTGGCATCATCAGAGACAACATTGAAGATGGTGGACAAGAAATTGATGCCCAAGGTAGAGCTTCAGTTGGAACTTGTGCTTTACTAATTGGATGCACACCAATAATACGCACTCTGCAACGTAACTTTAATGGATCGTTTCTGTCTTCAACAATACCAACCCAATTTTGATAGTAATCATTATTCATAATAATTTGCCGCTTTCTCTTGGTCAACAGTACTTGTAAACACAGTATTAATATTTTTATCTCTATAATTTGAAGAATCGGTTACAGCTTCAATTACAACTTCATGCATGTTTGGTCTTATTATGTGTCGTGTGGCCACAATTAAATATTTACCATATAAAGAAGAATCGAATTGATTTTCACCATCTGCCAAGACACTTCTTTTTGGTACATCTAAATCTATACAAAAACCAGAAGATAAATTAAAATTTCCTGGTAAAACTAATTTAACACGTTTGGAAAACAAATTTTGAAAAATGGCTTCACGTTGAAATTTATAATTTTCGGTATCTTCATCCAATGACACCGATGTTGGATTATTTTCTTTGATAAAGTCACTATTTCTTCTATTTCCAAAAAATGGATAAGTCACAATTCTGGAATCATACATCTGTGTTTGAAATAAACCGCCTCTATTTTTTATCAAAGAAACATTTGGATTTTTATTTGCATGTTCACCATTATCATACATTTCTTTAAACGTATGTTGTTTTTCTTGTATTGTTTTTGTCAAAGGATCAAAGGCTATATGTTTACCAGCATAAACACCAGATTTGGTGTTACGAACAAAATCATTTTGTGTAATAACTTCAAAACTTCTGGCACCAGTAAATTCTTCTCCTAGATTATCCGAAATATTTTTGGCACTAAAATTTACTCTAGTTAAACTCGGAAAAGAAAACAACGTACTCAAATTGGTAAAATTAAATCCTAGTCTATTTTCAAAAAATATAAATCCAGGTGATTGATTTTCATCTACAGCTCTAGTCGCAAGCCATTGTAAAGCAACCAAAGGTTCTAAAGACGGTACAAGAATATTTCGAACACCAAAAGAGGATGAATATGTTCCAATTTTTTTGATACCCAAATAATCATTCATAATTTTAACAGCAGTTTCAGAATAAGTCAAGTTATAATAGTGTTGTACTTTTTGTTGCAAGGAGAAAATATACTCATCGGAAACAAAATGTAACACATAAACTTCACTAGATTGATTAACTGGAACTCGATTTGATTGTTTATAGATTCGGAATGATTTCTTCATCATTAACTCATCTTCATCTTTACCAATCTTAACCATTAAAACTTCCGAACCATCAAATACCAATTGTTCCGATAAACCTATGGCATCACGGATTAAAATGTTTCCACTCATTGTTTGATTCAGCATCGAATCAAATATATTCAACTCTTCAAATTTGTCTCTGATATCAATATAACCAGATTTAGTTACCAACAGCAATTCGGTAATTCTGTATTGTGTTGTTTCTTGTATATTTAATTCTGACATTATGCAATAACGTTTCTGAATTCTTGCTCAATTGTTTTTACAAATTCTGGACGAAGAATATCTATTGTTCGTTTTTCTTCATTTGCTTGTATTTCATATTCATAATAAGATATTGAAGATTTTGTTTTCGTGATTGTAACATTGGAAGAATCATATAACGTATATACGACAGTAGATGTTGTATTTGTATTTGCGTATGTTGCCGCATCAATAATAATTGTTTCTGTAGTATCACTGCCAGATGGCAAAGTTCGTTTCTCATTTATATAATATGAATGGGTGTGAGATTTTGACCAAGATAATCCTGTTCCCGTGTTTGCAGTATTTGCATATGTTGCACCACGATATTTAATATCAATATATTTTGTTAAGTCATTATAACGCAAAGGCCAATCGAACTGTGGATTCTTAATGTTATTTACCGAAAGAATAATCCAATGTTTCTCCGGTGAACCATACAGTTTATCTGCAATTATTTCTGGAGTCTCACCATCAGAAATGTCATATTTGTAATACATAACCAATTTATCTTTTGATGTTGCATTGAACGAAAAACGAGACATTATATTCGTAACAATATCTAATGATGAATTATCGTCCGACAGATAGTATGCCGTTTGAGGAAAGTAATTAAAATATTTTGCCATATTAGAAGTTTAATCCCTGAGTTGGTTGATTTTCGGAGTCAGCAACACTAGAACCAACTCTACGTGCTTGCAAATCAAACTTAGTAATAATTTGAGTTTCTCTGAAGACTAGACCCAGCCTAATGCCTACTGGCATACCAGTTGAACCCCATTTTGGTATATTTCTGTCCTCAAGAACTTCATATGCCGCAAAACCATTTGGTGCATAATCAACATCAACTGTTTGTAAAACACAAGTTGAAATTGATGGAATATTTGGATTTTCCGTTCCATTATAATAGAATTTAATATCAAATTCCGAAGGCGGCACTAAGAAATAACCACCCAATCCACCAGCTGAATTATTACCTAATATTTCTGGTGCTTGGTGAAATCTAATTCTCTGTATAATATTTTGTACTTCTTTCGCCTCAATACTACTTCTTGGATAAAACATAAAATCGAAACGGAAATTTCTAAATTCTGGTGCAGAATAAACAACTTCCATCATTGGATTAACAGTTGTTCCAGTAAATCCAGCAAACACAGCACGACCAGCTTGTCCAGTTAAGTTAGCTAAAGAATTCAAAACAAATGGTGTTGCATTTTTAAGTGCATAGTTTGCTTTATCAATATTACTCATATCACTATTGACAATGTTTTGTACTCCAGAGAAACCGGCACCTAAGGTTGCGGCTAATCCACCACCAAGTTCAAGTCCAGCAAAATTTTGTGACTGTGAAAACGCTAACGTATCGGGCATGTACAATGCAATTGTGTCCGTTGTACGTTTTGTTGTTCTGAGGCCAGTCTTAGCATAAGTTCCAGCATTATCCGCAATAAATTCTGCGGCGCCTGCAAAACTTTTACTGAATGTGTCCTGAGTTTTTTGCAATAATCTTTGTAATTCTGGACTACCAGCGGACAAATTAAATTTCTTTTGTATGTTTTCCGAAACTCTTGTGAGGTCAAGTTCTGAAGCGGCAGTTATAGCACCTTGTGTGACTGAAATAAAATCGGCTGCGCCACCATTAAAACGATTCAATCCAAGTCTATTCCTTACAGCAGTAGTTTCATCATCAACAGTTGAACCTGGAAATTGAGTTCTTTTCTGCTCATTAATATGCAAGACCATATAGTGACCTTTATCCACTTCACCCAAATCCAATGGATAACGCAAAGTGTTAATCTTATATTTGTCTTCAACTATCCTATTATTGGATGTTCGGTTTTTATCCGAGTTGAAGCGTATGTCTGTAAGCGTGAATAGTGCCATATATACCCTAAGTTATTACTCATTATTTATACCAAATGACCAGACAAACCTACAAAGGTGTATTCAAACCTAAGAACCCACAAAAATATAAAGGTGACCCAACAAACATAATTTATCGTTCAAGTTGGGAAAAGATGGTGATGAAATACCTCGATGACAATCCGGGTGTAATTTGGTGGGGGTCGGAAGAGTTGCCCATTCCATATAGAAGTCCGATTGACCAAAAAATGCATCGTTACTTTCCAGATTTCATCGTCAAGGTCAGGCGGAAAGACGGTCTGGTGATGACGTATTTGTGGGAGGTTAAGCCATATTCACAAACGAAGATGCCAGTGCAGAAACGTAAGACACAAAGGTTTATCCAAGAGGCGGCAACATATGCGGTAAATCAAGAAAAGTGGAGAGCTGCCGATATCTTTTGCCGAGAGCATGGATGGCAATTTCAAATCATAACTGAAAAAGAACTAGGCATCTAGTATAAATACGGCATGGCTTATTTAATAGATAGAATTAATGCATCCCTACAAAAAGAGGGATTAACACCACGTACTCGAAAGTCACGTGATTGGCTTCGTTCGAAAGTTTCGGATTTAAAACCATCGAAACAATCGTTAATGAATGACATGACCAGACTGAGAGAAGGTACCATTATTGGAAAAATGTACTTTTACTTTTATGATCCGAAAACGAAGGATTCGTTGCCATATTACGACAGGTTCCCATTGGTTTTACCAATAGAACGTTACCAAGACGGTTTTCTAGGGCTGAATCTACACTACATTCACCCAAAGCAACGCATCATTCTTTTAGATAAATTAAGTGATTACGCCAATAATAACAAG